ATCACTTTCAAGATGCTAACAAAATGGGAGATTGGGAAGGTGTAGATAGTGATACCTTTGTATCTCTATATGATTACGATGAACATGTTGCAGAATATTGTGATTCTAAAAACTCACCATCAGGTTACGATGGTCTTATATATATGCCAGATGAATTTATTCTGGATGTAGATGGAAGCTCACCTCTAAAAGCTCAAGAATATACCAAGGCACTTATTGTTATGCTTAAAGATTTAGATGTTCCTTATCAGATATACTTTTCTGGTACTGGATTTCACGTTGGTATACCTAGCACAGCATTTAGATGGAAACCATCAAAGAATCTACACTTAAATGTTAAGGATGCATTAACAAATGCTGGAATTTTTGAATATGCTGATCCATCTGTTACAGATAAAACACGAATTATAAGACTTATAAATACAAAGAATACTAAATCAGGATTATGGAAGATTAGAATAGCAGAAAAGCTTTTACATGAAGATATAGATAATATACTATCAAAAGCTAAAATACCTGGTAAAGGTACTACTGATATTGATATGGACTGCAATCCAGTATTTGATGTATTAGAACGGAGTAATAAGAATGATACTAATGAAGTTGTATCATTTGGAAGAACTCCTGATCCAGTTAATTATCCCTGTATACAGAAGATGTTAGCTGGTACGTCATTTGGCAACAGACATATGGTTGCATTAAGACTATCATCGTGGTTAAGATGGTTATACCCAGAAGATACAGTTAGATTATTAATGGAAGAATGGAGAAAGAAAGTCGATCGTCCTGATAAACCATTAAAACAGGATGAAATGACTAGATTAGTGGAGGGTTGTTACACTGGCCATGGAGGTCAAGGCTATAGATATGGTTGTAACGATCCAGTTATGGATAAATTCTGTAACAATACATGTAAACTGTATAAAGCTAAGAAATCTCAGGATGTTATGAGTCCTACAGATATGGAAAAGATACTAATGGACTTTTATGCATCTGATTTAAAGCCTGTAAATATAGGAGAACTATATGGTCAGGACTTTCCTATTTATCCTGGTGAAGTAGTTATATTACAAGCTCCACCTGCATCTATGAAAACTATGTTATTACAAAACTGGATAACTCAACTCAAAAGACCAACATATTTTATGGAGATGGAAATGTCTCCAAGACAAATATGGTCTAGATTTATTATGATAGAGAATGATTGGACTGAAGAAGACTTAAAGAATCATTACAGACAAATGCGTAATGGTATGGATGAAAAGTTTAAGTATTTAACAGTAGATTATTCTCCACCTCATACTAATGAACTTGAGAAAAGAGTTATGATGTTACCTGTAAAACCTGAGATAGTAGTTGTAGATCATATGGGATTATTTAAAAGTAGACAAAGAGATGCTAACATGAAGGTCGAAGAAGCATCACAATGTTTAATGGAACTAGCCGTTAAGCATAATATGATAGTATTTGCTGTAAGTGAAGTTAATAAAATGGCAATGAAAGAAGGAATGAATATAGCCTCATCAAGAGGTTCATTCAGGATAGCTTATAATGCTAATAAATTATTATCACTTAAACCTTATAAAAACGATGAAGGACTTATGGAATACCTTGAGGTAAGTTCTACAAAGAATAGGGAAAAGGAACAGTTACAAGTAAGACTATCAGTTGATAACACAAGGATATACAAAGCATGAGAAAGATAAAACTTAGCTCAGTACCTTCTATATTATATGAATGTGCTATATGTTTTAAAGAAGCTATATTAATTAGAAGTGATAAATACTTTTGTGCTAAATGTTATAGAGAACAAAGGGGATTTTGGGCATGAGTAGAACTGAATTATCAAGTCTAATAGAAACTATATTTAAAGAAGTACAAAGCACTAGAGAAGCTGGTCAGAAAGAATATGCCAGAGAATCTAATAATGCTTTTGCTAATTTTGAACGTATCGGTGGACTATTAAACAAGACTAGAGAAGAAATACTTATGGTATACCTTCTTAAACATATGGATGGTATAGTATCTTGGGTTGAAGGTCACAAATCTCAAAGAGAAGATGTGACTGGAAGAATAACAGATGCTATTACATATCTATGTTTATTATGGGGAATGACCTTAAAAGACACTGAACAACAAACCATGGGAGATGAGGTAATATGAGTAACAATAGAAGTTTAGTAAATATTACTAGAGATTTAATATCTGCTAGGTATGATGTTGAAATATGGGAAAATGAAGAAGCCATAGATCTTGTTGATGATCTTATTAAAGAAAGATTCAGCAAAGAGAATGGTATGCAGTATTTGTATGGTGAAATGGAAGGTGAAATAACCTTATTTACCAAACAAAAGAAAAGGATGGAACAATATATCAAGTTTTTAAAGAACAGCCAGGAAAGATTAAAGAATTATGTTATAGAAATGTATACAATAACAGATAATCTTCCTAGATGTGATGTCTTTAATCCTATTAAAATATCTGAATCAGCTGGTTCTGTAGATGTAATAGATGAGACAGTAATACCACAAGAATACTTTATAGAGATTGTAGAATCAAGACTTGATAAAAAGAGAATCTTAAAAGAACTTAAAGAAGGTACTAAAATACCTGGCGTAAGATTACATAAGAAACCATATGTAAGGGGGATTAAATGAGTTATTACAATACTAACAACGAAACTGGTGATACATTGACTACTAGTCGCAGAAATGCAACTACTCAGGAAACAAATATTCTGACGATATTTCGGGGTAGACCTGGTAGAGCAATGACACCATTTGACGTCCAGGATGATCTCGGGCATGAAGTTCCTATAACGAGTATTCGTAGAGCTATGACAAACTTAACATCTAGCGGTTTGTTACAGAAGACGAATACAATGAGGGATGGACGCTTTGGTAAGATGAATCATTGTTGGATACTTACTAGATAACATTGTTGAGAGAGTTACGGCTAAAACCACCATTCGTTAATACCATAATGCGACCTTGCTATTCAGTTAGCTTAATGTGTCCTTGGTTAAACGTGGTCTCTCTCGATGATAAAGGGGGGCGCTATGGCTTTCGATCAATTAAGTTGCCGATTCAGCTTGATTGACATTGTCGGTTCGATTCCGACCGCCTCCACTAATAATCAACAGGGAGATAACATATGAGATGGAATCCAGATAGTAAATTAACATTACTTATAGTGTTATGGATACTAGATAAACTAGTTATGTTGTCTATGTTTTTATTCTTCAATTAAAACGGAGATAATATTTAATAATGAAAGATATAATACACTTCAATCCCAAACATAGAGTACTTAGTGTAGATGTAGAAAGAAGTATACGATGTAAATGTAGTAAGTACTGGGGAATGGATAATCATAAACTGCATTGTGAAAGATGCAAAACAGAAGTAAAAGCGAGAGGAAATAATGGGAAGAAAGAAAAAAACAACAACAATACCAGAAGCTTGTGATACAATAGTATCAGAAGTAGTAGATAGTATTAATGATTGGTTTGATGATATAAAAAGAACTTGGTCTGGTACTAAAAAGAAAAAGCGTAGAAGTAAGAAAAAAACTATCACTAAGATTGTAACCAAACAAGAAGATTATACTAATTTCAAGAACAAGGAAAGAAAAACTATTAAGGAAGCTATTAAGCAACTAGAATGGGCAGGATATAGAGTTCAGAAACCTGCTAGATTTGGAGAAAAGAATGACAATCAATAAAGCATATATAAGAGAATGTTTTAAATCATCAGGTGTCCAATTAACTACAGAGGCACTAGATGACATAATAAGAGATCTGAGAGTTGATGTTAGTAGAATGGCTCTAAGATGTAAAAAAGGTAACGTTAAAAGATTAACATCTGACTTAATGTTTATTGCTAAAGGTAATTTAGGAGTATAGTATGTTTATTCCTAAGAAGAAACCAGTTCCTAAACCAAAGAAATCCTCATGGGGTCTCTTAAGTTTGCCTGAAAAATTAGCTGTTATAGTATGTCCATTCACATTGGTATTTATAATGTATTATATGTTCTTACGATGAGTATAAAATACATAGGAAAAAGAAATATATCATGTGATATGTGTCAAGCAACAGGAAAGCATGCTTATTTAGAAGACAACAAATGGATGAAAGGATTGTTTCCTGAAGTAGAATTTTCAGACATGATAATATGTGAGAAATGTGCTAAGAGAGAAGCAAGTAATAAACATTGGAAAGATATAAAACGCATGGAGGTTAGATGAGTAAATTTGCAAGATTCCCAAAATGGGAAAAAACAGGCAACATAAAAAAGGCAAATAAAGTTTGCAATGAAATGTATTCACCAAAATATGTGGGTGTTTTACCACATGTTAGAGATAAAATTGTAGCACTAGAAGTTTCAGATAATGGTCGATGCTGGTGGATATATGAATTTTTAATGGAACATCCATTTAGAATGGAACAATCATAGGAGGCA